AGAAGGTGAGGGAGTTCAACGAATACACCGACAGCATCATGGTGCCGAAGGTGGGAACGATGGAAGTGAAGAGTGAAAACAATAAAAACGCTATAGATTATGAAGAAGAACGTAAGAAAGAGATCCAAGAGCTCACGGCAGAGCCGCCAGATGCGCAAGCACAAGCCGCGGAGCAACCACGGATGGGTGCTGCTGCACCCTACGCTACCGATGAGCCTATGGACGTATCGCACGGAGACGGTACGGTGCGCCCTGCAGATGAAGTTCAGAAAGGGCGGGAGTATGACGATAGCGGTACGCCGCCGCTACACCGGTCCGGGCTATCTCGACGACGTGATAGACGCAGTGAGAGTGAAGTCGCTACGCTTCCGTCGGGAGAAGCCGACGATATAGCCGCCTTGCTTGCCGACGAAGAATCGGAAGAGGATATCATCCGGCGAGCGAGGGACATGATGTAACAACCTTTAAACGACATAAAAACATGATTACAACAGAACAAAAGAAGAAGATACTCGCTGCCATCCTGGAGAACCGCAAGCTCTACGACAGCGACTCCAAGCACGCCAAGGTGCTGGGGATTTCCACCTCCGTCTATTCCCTCATCAAGCAGGGACAGATGGACAAGACGCTCGCCGATGCCAACTGGGTAAGGGTGGCACGCCGACTGGGTGTGAACCTACGCCACGAGATCGACTGGAAGACCGCCAAGACGGAAACCTTTCTCATCGTGACCTCGCAGCTAGCCACGGCGCAAGGTTCCAGCCTCTCGATGATCCTTTGCGACGAGCCCAACATCGGCAAGACCTACAGCGCCAAGTATTACGTGGCTAGCCACAAGAACGCCGCCTACATCGACTGCTCGCAGGTGAAGACCAAGCGCCGCTTGATACGTAAGATAGCCATGGAGTTCGGACTTGACAGCAAGGGCACCTACGGCGATGTGTATGAAGACCTCGTTTTCTATCTTCGCAGCATCGAGAACCCGCTCATCATCCTCGACGAGGCAGGCGACCTGCAGTACGAGGCTTTCCTAGAGCTGAAGGCACTCTGGAACGCCACCGAGCACTGCTGCGGCTGGTACATGATGGGAGCCGACGGACTGAAGGAGAAGATCAACCGCTCCATCGACTGCAAGAAGGTGGGCTACACCGAGATGCTGAGCCGCTACGGCGGTCGCTTCTGCAAGGTGACACCCGACGATAGCAAGGAGCGAGAGAAGTTCCTGATGAAGCAAGCCGCCATCGTGGCAAAGGTGAATGCCCCTGAGGGTTACAACGTGGCTGACATCGTGAGACAGACGCAGGGTAGCTTGCGAAGAACCTACACGGAACTCGAAAAGCTCAAGATTAATGAGGAGTTAAGGAGTTAAAGGAGTTAAAGGAGTTAAAGGAGTTAAAGGAGTTAAGACAAATGCTTTAGTGACTATGGCAAAGAGAGCGTACAACCCACGGGAGATAGCCAAGATGACTTACCAGTCGATACCGTGGACAGGAGAATGGGAGGAGGCGTTCGGACAGCCGGATATTACCGACACGTGGCTGATACACGGTCCGAGCGCAGGAGGAAAGAGCAGCTTTGTGATGCAGCTTGCCAAGAAGCTCTGCGAGTATGGCAGAGTGCTCTACGTCTCGCTGGAGGAGAAGGTGAGCATGAGTTTCAACCAGCGCATCCGTCGCTTCCACATGGAGGAGGTGGAGACCCAGTTTCGAATAATCACCGATGCCGACCTTGAGAACCTTCGGGAACGGCTGCACAAGCGCAAGAGTCCGAAGTTTATCATCATCGACTCCTTCCAGGTGGCACAGCAGATGGCTGGATGGGACTATACCCAGGCAGCCGCCCTGATAGACGAGTTCCCTCGCAAGTGCTTCATCTTCATCTCGCAGGAGCAGAAGAGCGAACCGCTTGGCAAGGGTGCGGTCAGGTTGAAATACCTCGCCGGTGTCAAGGTGAGGGTGAAGGAATACAAGGCGATGTGCCTGGGCAGGTTCGTGCCAGAGATAGGCAACTGCTTCAAGGTATGGCAGGACGGCATCATTCAGGCAACGAACAACTTGTAATTAAGAATTAAGAAATGAGAATAAATAATTATGGATTACTTACAAGAATCAATCGACAAAATCGTGGCATTCGCCAAGAAGGAACTTTCGCAGTACGGCCACATGGACCAATCCACCATCTACCAAGAGCTCACGGGCAAGATGAGCGAGCTGAACCAAGAGGCACTGATGGACGAGTATCTGAGGAACGACGACTACATCCTTGATAAAGTATAAGCACGGATTACACGTTTTTTTTGCAATATGATATTCCAACTACAGATAAAAGGAAGAGTGATATGGAAGGACCAGTTAAGAACTACCACCGCTTTTACGCCTCATGGCGCAGGCTTGCCCACCGGGACGAGGGAAGCGAGAAGGATGCGATTGTTAGCCAATACACATCCGGCCGCACGACGCACCTCTCGGAGATGCAGACGAAAGAATATGTCGATCTTTGCAGGGCGATAGAAAACATGTGCGGCTACGGCGACCAGCGCAAGCGCCACCGCTCCATCTGCCTGCACCTGATGCAGGAGATCGGTGTGGACACCAAGGACTGGGGTCGCGTCAACGATTTCTGCCAGCACCCCAGGATCTGCGGCAAGTTGTTCGCCCAGCTCAACGTGAGCGAGCTGGAGGCACTGGAGCTGAAGCTTCGGGCCATACAGCGCAAGGGCGGGCTGAAGAAAACGCACCCGGATAGCACGGACCGCACGGATTGCGCCAGAGACAAGCAACAGTACCAACAACAAATAACAACAGTCATCAATTATGGAACAGGAAACAAGCAAACGCCCAGCTGAGGGCACCATCGACGTGAGCACGCTCACCGAGGAACAGAAGAACGAGCTCTTGCGACAGCTCAACGCCGAGCGCAAGGACGAGAGCACCATCAAGCGAGAAGCCTACGAGGGCTTGAGAGCCGAGTTTATGGCAAAGGTAGAGGAAAACCTGATAGACCTCGTGGGCGAGGTGAAGAGCTTCAAGCAGTGGCTGGAGAAGGAAGCCGAGGCCTTCACGTCCATCATGCGGCAGTATGGCCAGGTGAAGACCGACGGCCAGCGCAACTACACCATCACCGAGGGCGACTTTCGCCTACAGATAAGCTGCAACAACGTGAAGGGCTTCGACGAGCGCGCCGACCTAGCCGCCGAGCGACTGGTGGCCTTCCTGAAGGCCTACATGCAGAAGAGCGACAAGGGCAAGGACGACCCGATGTACCAGCTGGCGATGACGCTGCTGGAGCGCAACCAGGCGGGCGACCTCGACTACAAGAGCATCTCGAAGCTCTACGAGCTGGAGAGCAAGTTTGGCGACCCAGAATATTCCGGCATCATGCAGCTCTTCAAGGAGAGCAACGTGGTGCAGACCACCGCCACCAACTACTACTTCTGGCATCGCAACAAAGAGACGGGCGTATGGACTCGCATCGAGCCGAGTTTCTGTCGCCTATAGGGTTGGATAAGGAGGGCGGCGCTTTCCCCCTCCGCGTTCATCAAGGGGTCGGCGATTAGATAGAATAGACCATAAATGTTTTAAGTTTTTAATTAGTTAGAAGGAAAGGAACAGCCCTCGATGAGGAAAAAGTATGGCAGAAGAGCCCGCGGCCTGAGCTATCAGAAGCGGGTTACGGAGATAAACCGCATCTACGACCATTACGCCAAGCTAGGCTATCCCAACAGGGAGATCTGGCGGCGCTATGTGTACCCGGTTTATGCCATCACGGAGCGTCAGTTCTACAACATCCTCAATGCGAGCGCCGACCCCCGCAACGAGGTTCCCCGCCAAGAGGAGCTGTTCCTCGACTTCATCGACAACAATGGCTATGGCAACAAGCAAGGAACTACAGACGGTGGTGAGCCGCATGCTGAGGGACATCCGGGTAGACCTTGGCGATGAGTTCGACCGCAACTTCGAGCGTCAGGGCTTCTTCTCCGAGAAATGGGCTAGGCGCAAGAGTCCGCTGCGCCCGGGCGGCAGCATCCTGGTAGACACCGGAGCCCTGCGGCAGGGCATCCACTCCAGGAGCGACGACCACAGCATCACGTTCCTGAGCGACCTGCCCTACGCCGGCATCCACAACGAGGGCGGCGAGATCAAGGTCACCGCCCGTATGAAACGCTACTTCTGGGCTCGCTACTACGAGGCTCAGGGCGGTTTCGGGCGCAAGAAGAACGGCGAGCGGCGCAACGACAAGCGCAACCGCCAGCTGGGCACCGAGGCAGAGTTTTGGCGGGCTATGGCCCTGATGAAGGTGGGCAAGGCTATCCGGATACCCAAGCGCCAGTTTCTGGGCATGAGCCCGGAGGTGGAGAAAGACGTGAGGCAGATCATTGAAGACAACCTCGCGGCGTATTTCGAGAACGAGTTTGAGCTATAATTTATTATTTACCATTTATACATTATCAAGATATGGACCCAAGAGAATCATTATATCAAGAGCTGCTGGATAGGCTCATGCAGGTGGAGGGTGTGGAGCACGTAGACCTGTGGAACCAGCAGACCGACTTCATGGAAGAGGAAGCACCCTTCGAGATGCCAGCCGTCTTCATCGAGTTTGGCGACATAACGTGGAATGTGCGGAAAGGCTTCTTTAGAGGCTTCGGCGAGATAAGGATACATACGGTGATGCCTTGGAGCACGGAAGCACCCGTGGAGGCTTGGCGGCTTACCGACCGCATCTGGGAGGCGCTTACCCGAATAGAGAACGACTGCTTCGATGGCTTCTATCCGAGCATGACGATGCCCAACAAGAGCCACGGTGAGATATTCGAGAACATCGATATATTCCAGGTGAAATACCTGAAGGCGTGGCCTACGAATGAATGATAAGACGATGTTATTATTTTACTTTTGAATTATATACCGATCATATTAAACATTGGATTTCTTTTATATGCGAAGACTAGACGATCTAGAGTATTCATTTAAGAATACATCTCTTACAATTTTTTGTCAAAACCAAGAAGGGCTGCTGTCGTGATGACAGCAGCCCTTTGCTTGTTATGAGTGTAGGGTTACTCTACGGTTCCGTCGCCCTTGTCTTCGCCTGACGACGAGGATCCGCCGCCCTGGTCGCCTCCGGATGGTGCGTCGGGGTTGTCGTTGCCGCCAGGCGCATCGCTGTCGCCCTGCGCCTTCGCCTTTCGCTTCGCCTCGGCTTGCTCGTCGCGGCTAGCCACAAAGTTGAAGGTGGCATCTTTCTTGAGGTCTTCGAAGCTCTTGCCTGGGCTCCACACCACGTTTACCTTCTCCACGCAGCTGTCGGGGTTGTAGGTCTTGGCAGTCTCGGCACCCTTGCCTTGCAGGGTTACGTAGAACTCGCCCAGCTTGCCGAGTTCCACCTTCTTGCCAGCCAGGAGCATCTCGCGGAGGCACTTCACTGCCTTGCCCAGGATGGCTTTCACGTCCTCGGCATCGTATACGCTGTTGTGGTCGCTGATGTGCTCGCTGAATTGCTCGAGCGTCATCTTCTCGGCGTACTGTGCCACGCCGTAGGCTTTCTTGGGTTCTTCCTGCTTGGCAGGGTTGCCCAACATCGCAATGCTGTAATTGATCATTTGCTTTTGTTTTTAAGATTGTTATTGTTATGTTATAAGACCGTTCTAATGGCGGTCTCTTCCTTTCTTGTGCTTATTACTATTCTTGTTACGCTTACCCTTGTGGGGGTGTGATTTCAGTCCCTAATAGGGGCGAGGCTTGGTCGGTAGTAGCGACCGAGGGCGGTCGCTAGTAGGGGCGAGCGTCAGTCGCTAATAGGGGCTGTTTAAAGCCTTGATTATCCCCTTCGACTTTTCGGTCAGTTTCAGCTTCTCTGCCGCCAGTCTCTCTGCCGCCAGTCTCTCTGCCGCCAGTTTCTCTGCCGTCAGTCTCTCGCATAGTAAGATAGAGTTTCCAAACTCGCCCTTTCCCTCGCACGCTTGATTTACCACGCAGCCATCCTCTGCTTTTACTTTGAACGTTACACCAGCTCGGCTCATGGTGTGGAGCGTGGTGGCTCTGAGCACGCAATCGGGAAAGGATAGCTTGCGCAAGGTCTTCTTCCGTTGTTTCTGATTGATGTCGTTGGCTATCTTGACGGCATCAAACAACTCAGGGGCGGTAGTGCAGATGATGTCGCCCATCATATTGGTGACGAACGTCGTGTTCACGTTGGCTCCGTTCTCGTAGATGATACTGCATGCTGCCCCGATGTAGGTACAGTTCTTTCGGATGCTGGTCATGGCGGGAGCGAAGAGCAGGAAGGAGATGTCGTGCGCCACGTACCAGTCGCAGATCTTCGAAAAGATGGAGAACGGAGGGGTGTCTATCACCACGCAGTTCTCGGGGTAGTCGTAGTGCTCGAAGTCGCCGCCGGGATAGAAAGGTCTTACCACAGGGCGGTCACCTATGTCGAGGTGCTTGCGTGCCCAGCCGAGCACGGCATCATATACCAGAGGCGGTGTGTAGCAGTCATCGGTAGTCTTCTTCGGCTTGAATTTTTCTACGAAATCATCGTAATTTATATTTTTCTTACTCATATTCTTGCGAGTTTAAAAAGTTTGTTGTATCTTTGCAGCGGTTCTCACCCAGTAATGGGTTAGGGCCCCGGTACTCCTGAAGGTTTCTTATCTGAAATCTTCAGGTTTTATTTTGAAGTCCGTCCTAGTCATTTCATCCCTTGTGTATGTAACATCTTTCGGGGATGCGTTTCTGGTAGGTCGATAGACGATGGTTAAACTCTGAATATTTTCCGAGCGTCTTACCCTATCCATGATGGCTTCTTTCAATGTTTCCAGAGAAATGTCCGACTCTATAGACAAGACGATGTTGTCCGCTTGTTTCTTAGCCTTTCTTATAAGGGAATCTATTGAACCTCTCGTAGGAGTGCTGTTCACTTTGTATTCCTGCTTGCATCCCAAAGTTTTATTATAAGTGTCTGCGTCCTGGTGCCTCTGTTCTTGTGGCAGGAGGTCTATTTCATAACCGTGCTTTTCTGCAAGATAGGAAGCAATGCGCACGTTTTCGGCTTTCTCGGTCTTACCGTGTTTGCTGTGCACCCTTACTTTTCCGTTCGATGTTTCCACAACAGAATAAGGCGCATTCATTTTTCTCACGATTAGGCAAGCTGAGCATACCTCGTTGTCTGGCACGTGCGAAACTAACTTTACACCTCCTCCCTTTGCCACATCGCAGTCGTTGCACCGCTTGATGGTGTAGGGATTGTAGTCTGGCATTGCCTTGGCTTGCTTGCCTGGGTTGAATCGGAACATGCCGAGCTTGTCGCCGCTCAGTGCCTCCTCGCCACGGCTCATCGCCTCGGCATGGTCGGTGGCTGGGTACTTCTGTTTGCGTACCTGAGCCACGGTGCATCGGCAGTTATGTGCAATACCTATGGGCACGATGTATGACTCGTCCTCGGAAATAGATAGGTTAAAGACCTTGGTTTCTCGTTTCTTTTTTGTAACTTTGCCCTCGACTAACACATAACGAGTATGAAGAAAGGTATTTCTCAAGAAATCAAAGAACGAGTGGAAGCCATCGAAGGTACGAGTATCCTTGATGCCGCAAAACTCAGGTACGTCACCGAACAGCGAAGCTTTAGATGGCTCGCCCATCACTGGAGAGTCAACGGCAGGACCGTGCATCGCATCCTCGATGAGCTGCAAATCCCTATCAAGCATGGCGGCGATGCCGTCAGAACCCAATGGAACGAAAACATAGCTCGGAGAACGGAAGCAGGCAAGCGACTTGCGCAAACGAACCAAGAGCTTGCCGCCAAGGGTCTTCATGTGCGCCAAGGAAAGACCAAGGCGAACAGCAGCCTCATTCGTGGCATAGCGGAAAAGTTGAAGCTTACCACTTCTTTTCGTCGACCATCGGTAAGAAAGAAGGCGATCGAAAACTCCCTTGCCGCTCGCAAGATTCATCCAGAGCGGATGAGCGCACTGCACACGCCAATGAGCGAGAGCGAAGAAATCATGTCCGCTCACCTCGTTGCAATGGGCATTCCATTCGAGACGCGCAAGCTTATGAGAGGTTACGTCGTGGACTTCTTTATCGAAGAGTTCGGGCTTGTGATTGACTGCCAGGGACGCAACCGCTTTCCCCTTTCTTACGCACGACATCAAGCCATAGCGCAAGAGGGTGTATGCGTTGCCTACTGTGTGAACGAGCAGGTGAAGCGCAGAATATTCGCCGACCTGGATGATTATATCTCCCTTGTGAAGGTCTTCCGCAGCGACCCATCCTCTCCTTGTACAGAAGCGGTGATTTGGGGTGCATGTGGTCTTCGCCCCTTTGGTAACGATAGTAACAAGGTTACCCTCGAACGGACGGGAAAGCGTGGCTGTTACCTTACGAAGGTTACCGCTGCCGCCGACCACTAAATCGCCTTTTTTGATACTTACGATATTCTTCCAGCCATTGGCGGTGAGTACAGGTGTGCCAGGTATAAAACAATTCCATCCGTTCGGTGGGTAGTAGGTCTCCCAGAAAGGGTCGCTCATGGGGAGCGTCACGCCATCGAGGGCGGCGTGCTCTGGTCGTACCTTGTCATCGTGGGCGGTGCGGTACTGGAGGTAGTAGCGGTCGCCGTCCTCGGCGAACTGCTCCCACTTCGCCGCCATGGTGGCACTTGCTGCGACAAAATTATATTCCGAGTGCAGATAGTTGGCGTTGTACTTCTCGTCTATCTTTCTAACGTCGTTTAGAAAGCGTTCGAACGGCTTTTTGTCGCCGTTCTCATCCACCATGCTTGGGAATGCCTCGTTCATCTCATGAAACGCCTTGATGCCAGAGAAGATGTAGTTGGAGCGAGTGAGCCGCTCACGCATCTTGGGAGTCATCTCCACCTTCTCGAAGCTGGAGTCCAGAACCCCTGCGTGGGTGTTGATGAAGTCTTGCGCCTCGTCACTTGCCAGGATGTTGATGTCGAGCTGTGCGCCCTTCTGACGGAACAACCCTTTCATCAGTTTATTAAACTTACTAGAGAGTTTTGATTTGATTTCCTGCCATTCCTTGTCGCCCATGAGCGGTAAGGTGTCGGGTACATTCATGCCCTGGAGTATCTTTTCGTATCGCTGGTGTAGCCCCTCGTAGTCCTTGGGGCTCAGTCGAAAAAATTCTTCAGCTGCTTCTCTTTGCCATCCTTTTTATCATCATCCTTGCTATTGGATTCTCCACTCTTCACTCTTCCCTCTTCACTCCCGAACGGCATCGCCGTTTGGATTCTCTCTCCTACGGGCATATTGTACTTGTCGGCGAAGTACTTGCCGTCTACCTCGTATCGGTCGGTTATCATCTTCTCGTACTCCATTTGCTGCTCGGGGGTGTAATCCACGCTCTCGTCCCATGCGAAGTGATAGCCTCGGAGAGGGAATCCGTGACGGATCATACGAGGGATGAGCTGGTTGTTGATGGTATAGGCAAGCAACTTGGCATCCTGCTCCACCAGGTTCTCGAACACCTTGAGGTGGGTCTGGCTCTGGGAGAG